GTAAAGATTCTCGATACCTAAATTAGCTCTTAACTCGGCCTCGGTGACGTAAGTCGCTGGCATCTCTACTCCAATCTTAAAAGAGGCCGGTAGGGCTCAAAGGGCTAAGAGCCCTACCGACTATTAGGTTTTTTGCTTAGATTTTCGCAAACTTGATAATACCGTTAGGCATTTTTGCGATAGTTGCCATAAAGCCATAGATAGCGACCTGTACCTGAAGGTTCGATACTACGTTTACTGACATATAAGCCTGAGGTCCACGGTAAACCGTAAACGCCTCAGGTGCGAGGATGATTGCAGAGTTATCATCTACTGCAGTCTGCGCAAAGTTACGATCTACGTAGAGATCGAGTCCTAGTACGTTACCGCGGATAGAGCCCGGATTAACTTGTCCGGCTGCGTTCATTGGCTGAATAGCGTTATAGATTGGTCGCTTTGTGGTATCTGTAGCGCCCATTAGTAGCTGCCACTGAGCACCGTTAGCAAGATAATTCTGAGCAAAGTAACCGGTGTTCTCATAAACGAGCTTTGCAGCTTGTGAGCTATAAGCGATTACGCCATCGCTATCAGCGGTAGTAGCAGTAGCGTTTGTACCAGCAGCTAGTAGAGCAGTAAGAACCGCACTGTCAATAGCAGTTAGGTACGCATTTTGTAGCTGATTTGTAAGCTCTGCGTAGAAATTAGGATCTGATCTCTCGAGGAGTTCGACCGAAATCGTATTCATACCGGAATACTTGCTTACTGTACCGGTTAGGTATTCTGTAACCATACCCGTGTTAGATACTGCGCCAGCCTCGGCTTCGACTGTAACTGTAGGAGCTACGCCAGAGCCTCCACCAGCTGAAGTAACAAGTGAGGGCACGCTTATATTCATACCCTGAGCAGGCAAAGTTCCTTGGCTGCAGGCATCTATGGCAGGAGTTCCAAATCGAGTATTTGTTACAAACTCTGAGAGGTACTGAGTTGGATTAAACGCAGGGTTTGTAGAAAACGAATCGTCTGCAGCGGTTACGTAGAGCTTTGATTCATCGCTACCGAGTGCAGCTTTGATCTTGTGCTCTGTGTATGTCGCCATAGATACGATCGGTGTACGGACTCGCTGAGAGTCTAGTACTGATGGACGAATGATCTTACGAGCAGCCTCGACCTTTTCAGCCTCAGCCGGTGCATCTACCGGAGTTTCATCCGGTGTATTTTCAGGGGCAGTGGTCACGGCCTCCTCCATTTCTGTTTCAGTTTCTGTTTCGATCTCTACGATAGTCGTAGAAATAGTAGTAGTTTTTTCTTTTGTACTTGTTGCAGCTTCGAGCTCTGCACGTGCGGCCATAATTTCATCGACTGAGGCACTTGCAAAGGCGGCACTCTCGACAAGTGATACCTCTTTGAGGACTGCCGCAGTCACGAGCAAGTAATCTCCCATCGGCTTAGAGGCAGTTACATCTACCCCTACGGATAAGCCAGATACGAGATTTTCTTGCGCTAATACGAGTGCATCTTGTCCTCGAGTGCTACTCGAAAGCTTAAACGATCCATAAACGCCAGCGGTAGAGTCGCTAAACGAAATAGCGCGCCCTACCGGTTTATCTTGTTGGTGCTGCGACAAAAGCTTAATAGCACTCGCATCGGGAATAGCAATCGAGCCGCGCTCGAAAACGACCGGGCCTGCGCTTGTATGTCCGACCTCGCCATATGGTGCGACAAGTCCAGAGACAATACGGCGCTCTGTATCGGCTGCTTGGATCTCTTGACTAAACGTTAGTAGCACTTGCATCTCCTAGCGGTGTGAGTTGCTCCATTTGTCGAGCTTGGTTTACATCTATCAAATCGAGGTTAAGCATTTTTTCGATAATCTCTAAACGCTCTTTTGCATCTGCACGTAAAAACGAATCGTCTACCGCAAAGCGCACTTGATTAGAGCTATTTGTAATATCGTTCATAGATAAACGATCCTCAATCGCTGAGATATAAGGCTGCAAAGAATAAGCGACAAACTCTTTACGACCATCTAAAATATTCTGGTAGGTCATTGAGTTATTCATATCGGCAGATATGTAATAAGCCGGTACATTCATAGCGCGAGCAATTTCAGTTGCTAAATATTGCGATGCCTCGTTATACATCATATCTCTAGGGCTAAAACCGATATTTTCTGCAGTAAGAGTAGAGGTTAAATACGCAGTACTACGATTTCTACGCGCAGAGTTCCAGCCTGCAAGGATTCCCTGTATTTGTGTCTCGGGTAGGTCCGCCCCGTTATTTTTTAATATTGTGGTCGCCATTGGCGTAGCTGCAGATACCGCCGCTGCCTTTTGGATATCGTAAGCAGCTTTAATAGTAGTGCTAGCAGTTTGTAATACTCCTGGTAACAAAGATTGGAAAGTTACAAGCGATCCGATACCGCCCATTGGTACAAGCTGACCATCTACGAAATAATCTTTGACCTCGGTACCAAATTGGTTAGTAGTGTATGTAACGCGATTATTAGCGACCCACTCAAAGCCGGAGGGTCTACCATCATCGGCGTACAAAGAAGTACAGCGCCAATACGCGACAGAGTAGAATATGAGGCTATCAACCGTGGCAGCGATTGTAACGCTGCGAGGCTGGCGCTGATCGGGCTGCTCAAGCCAAACCGGAGAGCCTAACTTTTCGCCAGTAGATTTTTTATAAAGTCCTAAGTCGATTGACGAAATAACTCCGGCAATTAAATTACGGCAGCGAGCTACGCTAGCTACTTGTAGTGCAAAATTACGATCTATACCGATACCGTTATATCCATAAGCGCTATTAGTATTAAAAGATCCGTAGCCGTATGTAGTATCCATAACGGCCGGGGCATACTGAGCCTCTACGGTCTGCTTTTCAGCTGACTTAAAGCCTAGAGTTTGTAATAGTCCCATAGTCTCCATTTTCCCATATTGTCAAGCATTATTACGGCTTTGTGTCGCGTGTCTAAACGTATACTTTAGCCTCACCTAAAGGCTGCGTAAGTACGTGAACTACAAAGCTAAGGCCGATTGCAATATCTACCGGCCCGGCTGATTTACGCCGGATAATTCTCCAGCTCGCATCGCTCTCTTTTGCAGCGCAGTTAGCCATAGAGGTAACTAGCTCATCTTGGCCAGAGTGGACTAGTCGCTTATTAGCTAGAGCCTCGTAAAGATCGCCGGAGGCTTGGTAACCCTTTTGTCCAGAGATATCCATAATTTGTATACCGTTTACCTCAAGGCGCTTAGCGATCGAGGCCGTCGTATACTTGTCGTAGGCTACGGCTCTCGGGTAATAGATTTTGGCCCACTTGGCTATAGCGTTAGCGACAAAGAGCTCATCTATGGATACGTCGGAGTGAAATATCTCGAGCACCGCTACGCCTATCCGACCATCGGGGAGTACTTGGCCCATAACTAGCGATCCATCGCGGCGGCTCGGTGCCACGTCAAAGGCAAAGATAGTCAGCGGTCCGGGTACAAGCTTGAGGTCTTTATCGCCTGACTCCTCTACCGACATATGAGGCCACGGGCTCGCCGTCGAGCTGATCCATTGGCAAAGCATCTCAGTTTTTGTAGTTTCGATCGGCTGAGTACTTACCGCCTCGGCCAATACTGACTCATCGAATAGGTAACCGAGGGCAGGATTTGCATAAGCCCACGCGCTGCGATCATCTATACGCGCAAAAGCTGGGGCCGAATATTCGTAATAACCGAAAGTCTCGGGAGGGTTCGAAAGGGCTCTCTCGCGTAGGTCATTGAGTACCGTACTGAAAGCATCGCCTGCGTTACTCGTGTACAAGGCTTGGCTATTGACCTTTGCACGCGTAGTCGGCGTAGCTGCTCGATACCCCTCCTCGCTAATTTCGCGCAGCTCATCTATATACAAAAACGAGGCGCTACGTCCGCGAGATCCGTCACGGGTCGCAGCTACTACATCCAGCCTATGCCCGTTTTTGAGCTCGATCGACTCGGTACCGTTTGCGTACCGGATTTGTTTTACTTGACGGCTGAGATCGGCCGAGCCCTCGATTGCGTAGGCCACTTGCCTAAAGGTATCCAGAGCCATAGACCGGTTCGAGCTCATAATCAACACGTTAGGGCTATCGAATAAAAACATATGCCCGAGCATCATCATACGAGCAAGGTGCGTTTTACCCTGTTGCCTTGAGGTCAAAAGTAAATTACTGCGCCGCCTGAACATCCCGGCATCGTCTACGGCGGTCATATCTGAAATACAAAAGCGCTGCCACGGTAAAAGCGGTAGGCCGATCGAATCTGCCAGCTGAGAGATCTCCTCGCCGCGATTAGGGCCCTTGAGGTAGGGACTATGTAGGCGAGGCTCAGTAGCCCCATACCGGGGAGTTATCGTCTTAGTCATATCCTTGTTAATCCTGCTCAGTCTGGCCCACGCAGGGACCGTTAGGGACCGTACTGGTCGTGATCGGGGAGGTATAGGACGG